GCCTAATGATAGAAGAGCCTGGTGAGGGTCTAACCGATGAGGATGCCGTACCAGAAGCACCAGAAACGCCAACAACGGTTGAGGGTGATGTGTGGGTACTAGGCAACCATAGATTAATGTGTGGCGACTCTACCAGCATCGATGCGGTTGATAAGCTAATGGATGGGTGTAAGGCTGATATGGTTTTCACCGACCCACCTTATGGTGTCGATTATGATGGTGGTAGTAAAAAAAGGGAAAAATTAAAGGACGACCATGTTGGGACGGATATTTATACTGATTCTGTTCCTATAATGGCGATGTATTGTAATGGCCCGATTTATACTTGGTACGCTGGCACAAAACCAAAAGGTCTATATAACGCAGTCGAGGCAGTTGGTGACATTCACTCCCTAATTATTTGGAAAAAAAACAACTCTACTTTTAATATGGGTATTAACTACAAACAAAAACATGAGCCATGTTTGTATTGGAAAGCTAAGGGTAAAACTCTTAAATGGTCTGGGCCATCCAATGAGGATACGGTGTGGGAAATAAAGCGCGAGGCTAGGAATGATTTTCATCCTACTCAAAAACCTGTTGATTTAGCTCATAGAGCAATATTGAACCACAGTGTTGGTATTGTATTGGATTTATTCGGTGGCTCAGGCGCGACATTAATCGCTTGTGAAAAGACAAATCGCAATTGTAGGATGATGGAATTATCCGATAGCTACTGTGACGTAATTATTAAACGCTGGCAAGAGTTCACAGGTAAGCAAGCCATTAACGAAGGTACAGGTAAACCATACATTGAAATGAGCAACGTAATTGAGGGTGCAGCATGACAGATAAGAAACCAGCACATAGGCCCAAAGGCTCAACCATTCCTATTGATTGGGGACAGGTTGATAAAATGTGCGCTATTCAATGCACAGGTGAAGAAATAGCAGGGGTGTTAGACATTGATTATGACACCCTATCTAGTGCTTGTAAGCGTGAGCATGGCCTGCTTTTTTCGGAGTATATCGGACAAAAGAAATCAGGTGGGCGTATGAGTTTAAGGCGTATCCAATACTCAACAGCTATGGAGGGTAATGCAACCATGCTTGTGTGGCTTGGCAAGAACTGGCTAGGGCAGACCGATAAACTAGATACAACCAGCAGTGATGGGTCTATGACACCACCAACAACGATTAACCTAGTTGCTAAAGAATTTGGTGATCTTTAAATGTCAGAAATTGACATTGAGTTACCACCTAAACTAATCCCTATCTTCCAAGGAGAGGCAAGAATACGCGCAGCCTTTGGTGGAAGGGGTGGAGCCAAATCGAGAGCCTTTGCATTAATGACGGCTGTCTGGGGCTTTAAATTTGGCATGAGTGGTCGCACTGGTCAGATACTTTGTTTGCGTCAATACATGAATAGTTTAAGTGAATCATCATTTGCTGAAATCAAGAACGCTATTCAAGCAGTGCCATTTCTAAATAATTATTATGAATGTGGCGATCATTATATTCGCAGCAAAGACGGGCGTATTAGTTATAGCTTTGCAGGTTTAACGCGCAACATCGACAGTATTAAGTCAAAGGCCCGTATTCTTTTAGCGTTCATTGATGAAGCGGAAACAGTCAGTGAAGAGGCGTACATGAAACTAATGCCCTCGATACGAGAAGAGAATAGCGAGTGCTGGATTATCTGGAATCCGCAGTCTAAAACATCAGCTACAAATATTCGCTTTCGTGAAAACAAACCAACCGATTGCAAGATCACTAAGATAGGCTGGCAAGATAACCCCTGGTTCCCAGAAGTGCTTAACAAGCAACGCTTAGAAGATTTAGAGCAACGCCCCGATACTTATGGGCATGTGTGGGAATCTGACTTTCTTGAATTCCCAGAAGGTTCATTTTGGATACGAGAAATTAATAAGGCTCAATCAGATGGGCGCATAGGCAAGCTACCAGTGGTTGCCTCACACCCTTGCATGACTTTTTGGGACATCGGCTCATCAGACGGCTGTGCGATATTTGTGGTGCAAAAAGTGGGACTCGAGTACAGATGCATTAATTTCTACGAAGCATGGAATGAGCCTTATTCACACGCAGTAAAGTGGTTACAGAGCCTAGACCTAGTTTTTGAAGATATGTATTTGCCACATGATGCCGACCATAAGAGGCAAGGCGAACTTAAAAACAAAAGCCCCAAGGATATGTTGAAGCAGTTAATGCCTGGTGTTAGTTGGCGCATTGTCCCACGAATCCAAGAACTAAACTGGGGTGTGCAACAGACAGCCGATATGTTTCCTTATATTTGGATTGACGATGAAAAGTGTGCAGCAGGGCTAGAACACCTAAAAGCATACAGACGTAAATGGTCAAACACTGAGCAACGATGGTCACACATACCTGACAAAAGCGAGGGCCACAGTGAGGCAGCAGATGCATTACGCCAAATGGCACAAGCCTTTGCAGCAGGGGATTTGGGCCGTTCTAAGAAAAAGAATCGCGGAGCGTTAAAACGGAATGTTAAAGGACTAGCATAATATGATATAATGCACTAACAATTTTGGAGGTGCATCATGATGACAAGTAAGCCCAAGAAAAAGCCAGCTAAGAAACCTGCTAAAAAGCCAAAGAAAATGGCTTATTAATAATGGCTAAAGGCGTTAAGCATTATCTAAAGAATGGCACTGAATACAAAGGGGCCACTCATAAGACCAATGGAATACCCATGACAGGGGCTAGGCACACTAGCACCAGTAAAGACCTGTTTCACAAGAAATACTTGTCGGCAGCAGTTAAAAAGCGAATGGCTAAGTAATGGGTTTATTAAGCACACCATTAAGCGTTGGCAATAAAGCTGTTCGTGGCCTGCTTGATATGGACACACCATCACGCATGGCTAGAGCTAAAGAGCAGGGGTTTGATGATAGAGACTTTTATCATGCTACAGGGGCCAACATAAAAGAATTTGATAATTCTAAAATAGGCTCTACTACAGATGAGGGTTGGTTTGGCAGAGGCCATTATTTTACGCCAAGTAAAGACTATGTGAATCAGTTTGTGCCATCAACAGGCAATGCTAACGTGTTGCCTGTTAAGCTAAAAGCAGACAACCAATACGATTGGAGAGCAAACGAAACTGAATCTCAAGGCAGAGGCATGGCTATTGCCAACGATGAAATGCGTCAGCTTAAAACGGATCAAATTAAAGAAGCAGGTTATACAGGTGTTGATGTTTACGATGATGTGGTTCAGCTTGGTGAGGATGAAGTCTTAAATCAAAAGCAATGGGGTGCTGTTAAAGAGTATTACACTAATAAGATGGGCAGCTTCCCACAGTGGTTAAAAAAGGAATCAGTAGAAAAAACGCTAAGAAATGGTACTCCAAAGTGGCAGTACCTAGAGCAGTTTGGCCCAGAATTTGTTGCTGCAATGCCTCAGAAAAGAATATTAAAAGAACGAATGATATTTGACCCCTCTAACATACGATCTAAGTTTGCCAAGTTCGACCAAGCAGAAGCAGCGTCTGCCTCATTAATAGCCTCTAACCCAGTAGCCACAACAAGTGCAGGCTTAATGGCTAATATGACGGGCCAACCATCTAATTTAGCCTCATACATGCAGGGCAACACAGATGCTTATTTAACGGCAGAAGAAAGAGAATATCTTAACAACCGACAAGAATTTGATGATTTCTTTTCAGATGATACGGGATATGTTCGTGCAGACGTTTTGCCGTTTAGGACTAATGAAAATACGGGTGATTCTGAATTTGCAACACCGCAAATGATTAAGGGTATTCTTAGTTCGCTCTACGATTTAGGTCAATCGCCAAGATCAGGCATATATAACCAGCAGTCTATTTTGGATTTAATCTAATGGCTATTTCAACATACGCAGAACTAAAAGCATCCATTGCTAACTTCTTAAATCGTGATGATCTAACGGCTACTATTCCTGATTTTATATCGTTAGCTGAATCTTCAATTAATAATGAGATACGGCACTGGCGCATGGAGACACGCGCAGAAACAACTATTGATAGTCAATTTACCGGTATACCTTCTGATTGGCTTTCTACGATACGCTTTCATCTAACGACTTCTGGCACTAGCAGCCTTAACTTTATGTCTCTGGCTACCATGCAATCAAGTCGAGCAGCGCGTAATAACTCCACAGGTACGCCCACTAATTACAGCTTAAACAGTTCACAGTTTGAAGTATTCCCCACGCCTGATGGTTCATACAGCGCGATCTTAATGTATTACGCCAAGATTCCCACACTGTCTGATTCGGCTACGACTAACTGGTTGTTAAGTAATTACCCTGATATTTATTTATATGGTGCTTTGCTACATAGCGCACCTTATCTCAAAGAAGATGCGCGAGCCTCAACATGGGCTGCTCTTTATTCTGCTGCCGTAGCGCGTGTTAACACCGCTAGTAGCCGTTCAACAGCTAGTGGCTCTGGCCTTAGATTAAAAATAGGAAGTTATTAATATGTCATTCACGACTTTTCTTGAAAACGAAGTATTAGATCATGTATTCCGAAATGCGGCATACACACCACCCTCTACTGTTTACATCGGCCTTTATACATCGGCTACGGGTGCTGGCGGTACAGGTACAGAAGTCTCAGGCAATGGATACACACGAAAAGCTATGGCATTTGATGCGTCTGTCTCTGGTGCAATCGACAACACTAGCGCAGTTGAGTTTCCAACGGCTACGGGTGTGTGGGGAACCATTACGCATACAGCAGTATTAGATGCGTCATCAGGCGGCAATATGCTTGCTGAGACAGCTTTAACGGCTAGTAAACCCATTGGCAATGGTGACGTATTTCGGTTCCAAGCTGGCGAATTTGACATAACTCTAACCTAACAATGAATGGTTACGGAGCCGCCAATTACGGCATTAACATTTATGGCCAGGCGTATTATGTAGACGCTGCTGCCATTATTAATGCCGCATCATCGGTTACTGCTGATGGTGAACGTGTAGCACAAGGCGCGGCTGTTATCGAAGCGGTATCAAGTGTCACGGCTAATGGTCAGAAGTTTGGTCATGCCAGCGCAGTAATTGAGGCGGTTAGCACTGTAACGGCTACTGGACAGGACATAGGGCAAGGCCAAACGTCTATTGAGGCGGTTAGCACTGTAACGGCTGATGCGGTTTATGTGGTGTCTGCAAGCGCAGTTATTAACGCTGTGTCGAGTGTAACGGCTAATGGTACTGCCAAGATGGGTGGTGCAGCAGTTATACAAGCGGTGTCAGGCATGACGGCAACGGGTCGATATAAATACGAGCCATTACCGATTGATGTAGCAACATGGGCTACAAAGGCAACAGATAGCGCAACCTGGACTACTTTGTAAAAGATTAACGATAGGATTATTGAAATGGCAGATACAACCACACCCAATTATAGCTTAACAAAGCCCGAAGTTGGGGCTTCTGAGGATACTTGGGGTACGAAGCTCAACACGAACATGAACCTTATCGACACTCAAATGAAAGTGTCTGATAACCGATCTGCTGCCAACCTCATTGTTGCAAATGCTGCTTTACCCAAGGCTGGCGGTGCTTTATCTGGTGATGTTACCAATACATCAACAGGCTCTTTTCAAGTATCTCAAGGTACTACCGCACAACGTCCATCAGGCACAGCCGCAGGCCGTTTACGCTACAACTCTACTGAGGCTGCTTTTGAGGGCTACACAGCCGCAGGATGGGGTGAAATTGGTGGTGGTGGGCCGTCATTAGGTACTGACTCAATCATACGAACCAACGCCAAGGTTATTGCCGAAAACATTACTTTTGCTGGTAACGAAAACGGAAGCACTGTCGGGCCTGTAACTGTTAATAATAATTACACAGTAACCGTGACAAACGGCTCAACTTGGATAATTCTTTAGGAAACGACTATGCCAATTACGATTAAAAATTCAGCGGGTGGCGGAGTTACTTTAGATTCCACTACCTCCAATAACGAGACAGTTAACCTGCCTACAGGCGGTGGTACTTTAGTCGGTACTGCTACACCTAGCTTTACTGGGAACGCAACAATAACTTCAGGAAATCTAGTCATTGCCACAGCAGGCAAAGGTTTGGCAGTAGGCGGTACAGGTGCAGCCAATACGCTGGATGATTATGAAGAGGGTACTTGGACTCCAGTTATTGTGGGTGGGTCATTGAGCAGAAGTATAGAAGCTGCAACATATACAAAAATTGGGAATATAGTACAGCTGCAAGCGTATCTTACCCTAGCAGATAATGGTAACGCCACTGCTCTGTCAATTTCTGGGATGCCATTTACAAATATAGGCAGTAATGGATACAGTGTAGGACTAGCAACTCATGCAGGGGGGAGTG